AATACTTTTCTCACTTTAATTTTTCTAAAAGAATTATTTCAATTTTTTTATTTGTTTTTGGGTCAAATCCGTAGTACTTACCATCTTTTCCATAATGAAACATGAAACTTCCGTCTTTCAACGCTGTTTTTACTTTGAACTTTTGGGTTCTACCACTTTCGGTCTCGATTGTAAGAACGTTTTCTTTGAGTTTACCTTGAGCATCAGAACCTTGTGTTACGAAAAGTTCGAATTTTTTTTGTTCGTTCAGTACGTTCTGAACGAGTTTGATTAAATCACTTTCTGTGAGTCTTATAACCTTTTTCATATTAATATTTTAATGTTAACAAGTATTTGGATTTATTTATGGTACCTAACATTTCGTCTCTCAAATTCAACAAATCAGTGTCATATTTCGGGTCAAGCTCCTCCGTAAAGTTTACAAAGAATTCTGTAATACCATCCATAAAGTTCTGCATGTTCAACGCACTGATGTCTTGAAACATAAGTGCAAATTCAGGTTCGAAAGCCGGTCTACCGTATTTACCCATCATGGTTTCAGTGAACTCATCTATAAGTTCGCCTAACTTATCGTATATCTCTCCATAAAGTCTATGTTTAGCATCGCCATAAGTTTGCCAATGTAGGAACTTCCACTGAAGTTGTATTTGTACTAATTTCTTAATCAATTCTTCTTTCATATTATTTCATTATAGAAGTGCTAATGCGGCTCTACCTAAATTATTGGAAAATAAATCCTGAACAAAATCAACAATTGTTGTGTCAGATTTTGGTGTAGTAGTCGTAGTTTTTTTCGGAGTGACTTCCGATTGAGTGATATCGGGAAAATCTTCTTGAGCATATTCTTGGGCTTGAGCAGTCTTATTGTATTCCTCCATTTTCTTTTTAACCTCCTCCTCACCACCTAATTTTTCAACAACCTCTTCAGGAGTAACAGCGTCAACTATTCCAACCCAATCCAAGAAACCTAACCAATATTTGGTTTGTCTTAACAAAATTCTCATTCTTCTATCACCGAACAACCTTGGAGCTCCTCCCAAGAAAATTTTTGACATCGCTCCCTTTTGTGTCAGGGCCGCTACGTCATAAACTTTGGTGGTTTTAAGGAAATCTTGTAATTGTTGAATGTTTTTCAATTGGTCCGCTTGTGAAATTGTTTTCATAGATGCTAATTTGCCCGCTTCAGCTCTCAATTTTGTTGATTTAGCACCTGCTCTTTCCAAAAGTGTCAACCAATCATTGATAGTATTTCTTAATCCTTTGAATATTCCACCTGGTAATACGTCTAATCTACTTTTCACATCAGGTGCCCAATCAGCTGCTTTTGCTACAAAACTTCCAACAACACCCGGAGTTCTTGCAACTTTCTCAAGTTCCAAGAGCAGCCTCAGCAGTTTTACCAGCTTTAGCCAATTTTTCTGCATTCTTAAGTAAATCAGCAGCACCACCTCCTATTCTCAATGCTCCCATCACAGGTTTTGCAACCACATCCCCAAGAATCGGAAGAGCACTTATAAATGATAGCGTTCCGAAAAGGTAATCCCCTCTTGAAAAATATCTTATACCATTGATTATATCAACAATACCAGTTGGGTCGACGATACCTAAAAGTTCGAGTCCAATGTCACCCCAAACACTCTCGTGTAAATTTTTTTCTTCCTGTACGTTTTTCTTGATAAGAGTTAGAAGTTGTCTTTCTGTGACAATATATTTCGGCATTAATATTTTTCTTTATAAATATCCATATAAAGAAAAAAGGGTCTTAAGAACCCTTTTTAAATTCAATCTCCATTTGTTTCTTTTTGTCGATAAAATGTTGAACTCTTTCTTTAGCAACTTTACAGTATTCTTCACTCAACTCTATACCAATCCATCTCCTACCTTCAATGACAGCAGCAACCAAACTAGTTCCACTCCCTGCGAAAGGGTCCATTACTACATCGTTTCTATAGGTTAAAATTTTAATTGCCTTTTGTGGTATATCCAATGAGAAAGTTGCCTTTGTAAGTTGTTTGGTATCTGCAAAGTAACTCCATTGACCAAAAACAAGTTCTTTGAATTCATCTTTTTCTTTATCGAGGTATGTTATTTTGGTCCTTTTGGTTCCATCCTCTTCTTCAATTTCAACGGGTGTACCAATCCATTGAGATTCTCCTTTGGTTTCTTTTATGTGAAGTTTTTTATATGCGAGTATAATACATTCTTTGGGATTATAAATGTAAGGGCTTGATGGACTCATCCAAGAACCCCAAGCTGTAAGTTTTACACGATGAGGAGTGTCCTCATCAAGGTCAACAACTCCAAATGGTTGAAACCCTACTTTTTTCATTACAGCCCAAAAGTCTGCCATAAACATAACTCTTCCACCACGACCTTTTACATTTACTTCATAAGGAATATTGATTGCAACCCTCCCATCATTTTTAATAACTCTAAAGACTTGTGTTAACCACTTTTCTGTCCAACTCCAATAATCTTCCATCATCATGAAATCGTCGTGAGTGTCGTACTTAATTCCACAATTGTATGGTGGACTCGTGACAACCAAATCAACAGAGTTTTCTGGCATTTGTTTCATGACCTCAATGCAGTCTCCATTGTGTAATTTATTGATAAAATTTTCCACTATAATTAATTTTTTAAAATAATAAGAAATTATTTCCTGCAAGTCCAGCGAATCGAAAATTATTTTCCACTATAATTTTCCTTCTTGTTTCATCTGTTCCCTTATCTTGGTTGCGGAAATATCACTAACCTCTTGAGGGGGGATGTGTTCTATGATATCATAGCCAACTCCTCTACCAAAATTTACAGACTCAATATCAGGGATAATCATCACTTTAACTCTTTCATTACCGATAAGTTTCCAAAGTTCACGTTTGATTTGTGATTCAACTTCTTGAGCGGTAAATGGATTTTTTTCGTTGGGCTCAACGTCTCTTATACAAATTAGAACGTTTTTACCTTCCTCCAATCTTTGGTCAATTAACCACTTATGTCCGTCATGCCAAGGTTGCCATCTTCCGATAAACATTGAATATTGTTTACCAAAATTATTTTTTAGTTTCGGGTCTCCCTCAACGTGTATTTTTTGCATACTCTAAAATTAATTGTGCACAGACATCAACGGAAATGTTGTTAGTATTCACATCAACGAAGTTTTCTGTCGGTGGTTGATATCCTTCAACGAAGAATTGTTCTCTACCTCTCGTCTCGGCGGTGTGTACATAGACCTCAATGAGTTTATTACCCATCTTTTCTTTAAATCTTTCTCTTTGGTCTTTGTAAGGTGATATCAGAGAAACTACAACTTTTTTCCCTTTCGATTCAAGGTATTGAGCTATTTGTTGTGCCAGCTCAACGTTTTTTCTTCTACCAACTTCGGAATAATCTTTGTTCTCAAACAAGTCTCTTATATCGTCACCATCAATATGGAACCATTGACATAATGGACCTGATAACATTATTTCCTTTGCCAAAGTTGTTTTACCTGAACCAGGTTGACCAGTGAACCAAATAATCATTTCTCTAAATTTTTAATTTTTCTTTCTAAATAAAACGCAGCTTTTTTCAAATCCTCAATTTCCTTTTGTTTGTCTTTTTTTCCCGCTCTAGCCACCTACTTAACTACATTGAATAAATAAGCATCTTGGTCCAAATCCCAAGCTTCACAGACCTTTATAACTTCATAAGAGTTTTGTTCTCCCCCGTAATGATTTGGGTGATTTACCATTTCTATTTTATCCATATTTTTCAAATTTTTCTTTTTTACAATCGGACAATAATATGTTTTCCATTCGGGGTGCCAATAGTACAAACCTTTGTTGGTCTGCTTATCAACTTCGTCTACATGCGGGAGTTCCAAAGTCTCGTAAGTTACATCCCCCCACTCGGTCACAATTTCATAATCTCTTTTCATCATGTGAAGACCTTCTTCATCATTTCTTGGATTATTGAAAAATGAAAGTACCCCGTCGTCCTTCAGAATATTAGGAGCGTACTCTTGGAACCCATGTATTTCTTCTCTCCAAGTATCAATGTATATTCCATCAAATTTGGGCATATACTTGATGTACCACTGCCAATCCCCGTACATAATTCTTACTCTTGGATTGAGGTGCCAACCGTCTTCGAACATCTTCGTATAAACATCGATGTGGGGTTCAATTATCCAATGTTCATCTATATCATATTTCTCTATGAAGGAGTCTACAAGACCCATACCAAACCCAACATTCAAAATCTTCCCTCCGTTTCTACACACTATCTCAGCAGACTTTTCCATAATTGGACTTTCCCAATCCATCATTACGGCATTACCGTCTTCATCTAACAATCTGCCATCGTTAGTGTAAGTAAGTTTTTGATTTATGTATGGTTTACTGTCTGCCATCTGGTATTTTACTGTGTTCGTAAAAATAACTGTCTATTAACTCATTTTTAATTTTTAGTCTCTCGAGTTCATCTTTGAGTTTGTGATTAAGATAGATTGAATATGAAAGACAAACGAGTAAAAAAGATATAATAAAAAATAAGATGTTGATTTTGTATTGTTTCATCT